CGGTGACAGCGCGGGTGTATTAGAATCGGCTGGTCTATTAAATAGATCATCAGCTGCCGGCTGCTGCGGAGCTCCTACCGGAATTGCAAATTCCCCGGATTGCAAATCGCTAACCGAACCGCCGATTTCACTGAAAATTACTTCTGGATTTCTGTCGATCAGCGGACTGACGCCAGGATCGTAAAATTCACTAGGGAACCCGTCTACTACATTATCTGTTCCGTATTTGCCCAACTGTCCAGAATAGTATTTGACTGTTTCATACTCCAGTGTCATGCGATTATTCATAATGCCTGCGTCTTCAGAATAATCATATGTGTCGTGTCGCCACTGACTGATAATGGGATTGATCAACACATACTCGGCAAAACGACTTTGATCAAAGCCATAGACTCTGATGTCACGGAAAAACGGCGGCTTACTGCCAAATAGCCTGCCATCTTTGTAGCTCTGTCCCGAATAGCCCCAGTCGGTTTCTAACAATTCTGGACTGTAGATGTCTCTGTCGTTGTAGTCAAATCCGTTGCTGATGTTGTTGCTGGCGCCGTTGGTTCCGTTTTGATTTGTTGTGTTACCGTATCGGTGCGTTGCATCTTTGTAGTAGTAGGTATAGTAATAGTACCAGAGCTTACGCACAGCATCGCCCGAGTCATCGTGAAACTCAACATCAATGGGATCGTACTCTATTTTGCTTTGTACAATGCGCTTGCGATTGTACTGATTCATTGTGTCAGTTTTGATCTTAAAACTGGGCAATTCGATGTTCTTGACCAGTACAGAGACCGGTCCATCATTGCCGAACACATTGCCTAGCAGCGGTATCTCGCCGGTGTTTAATGTAAAATACACATGAAATAAAAACTTACGGCGCGGACTGTTGGCATATTGATTGGGGCGGAAAACATACGCAGCATGTTCATAATCGCGTAGGTTTTCCGGACCACGTTGTACAAGATTGTTATATTTCGTTGTGAATGGCATTAATTCTTTTTATGTAAAATACATTAAGATCAGACGAGTCCAGGCGTGCCACCACCAGTTACTAGTCCATCAGGGTCACTGGCACGACCAACAAATGTACCGACGCCTGAGCCTTGCGGTGTCTGAACAGCATTATCGAACCTGATCGACAACTCAACAGAAACAGGATCATTTTCGCCGTATCCCAAATCATTGTAGTTAACTGTTGTCAAATAGCAACCATACAATTCCCATGTTTCCAACACTGTTGGAACAAGTGTGCCATTTCCACCGTCGAGTATTTCGCAACGAGTGAGAAACTTGTAGTCGATTCCGCTGGCAGCAGTGGCTTGTTCATTGAAATCCATTTGCTTTTGCAGTTGTTCGCCAACCAACCGACTGATTTGTCCGCTTGCATCATCACGCAAATTGACTGTGACGTCTTCCCACGTGTGCTTGCCTGCCAGGCGCATCTTGCTGTTGTAGATATCAATGGTAATGTCTTCGAAACTCACGCTGGGGCGTGTAAAGTCCATTACCTGCTTTGTTAATTCTGTTGTGTTAACACTGACTCCAAAATTTTCAAATGTCGCCCGGAAGCGATACTTGAGTTTGGGCATTAACAGTCCTTGTGACGAGGCGCTTTGATCCGACGCCAACGGCACTGTCATTCTGTTCAATGATGAGAGGGACATAATCTAATCTCCTATATGCAATTATTTATCCGAAACTGTAATCAACGAAAACGGGGACAAAATTCCCCGTTTTCGATATTATGCAGTTACTTAAACTTCGTTTGACGATGCAACATCGCCGGCTGACAGTTCGCCTGTGTTCTTGATTCTAACAGGAATATAAATGAACTCCACAGCCTTGACTGGTTCAATTGCAATGTCCACATATAGCTCGTTTCTGTCGATTCGAGCAGGTGTGTTGTTGCTTTCGTCGCACACCACCAAGAAGTCAAATACACCGCGCTTGGCTACCAAATCTTGCATGAGGCCCGTGATTGCATTACTAACTTCGTTTCTCGTACTGCGATCATTCGGTTCAAAAACAAAGTTTTTAGTGATCTCATTTAATCTTGAACGAACGTATGCAATCAATCTTGCTACGTTTATACGATCAAGAGAACTAGGAGATGCAGCCAGTGTCTTGTTGCCGTAGTTAACAATGCCACTGCCGGGTAGGAACGTAATTGGATTAATGCTGTTTTGGTATAGCACATCTCTTACACCCTGGCCGTTTGCTGTTGTCACAAACTCTCCAGACACACTGTCTACATATCCAATTCGGCTGACATTATCAATTAAGCCTCGTCGTGTTCCAGCAGGTGCTAACCAAGGAAACGACACTTCATCGCTTCTGATGATAGCACGCAACATCATGTGACTGGCTGGCTGAACCACAGTATTACCGGACAAATCGTTAGTCTGGCAAGCAGGATAAAAAACACCCACGTAGGGATCTCCGGTAGACAATCCATCACCGGCAAATACTCCGGCGCCGCCGTCGTTTGTTGCCCACTCTACTAGATTATTTTGATCCGGAGACAATCTCAACGGAGTGTCGCCTACAATAAATCCAGTGTTGCTTCTTTCGTTGTTGAGAGCAATCATGTTGGGCAACAATTCTGGATATCCCGGTGTTGCCATCAAGTTAAACACATTCTGTTCTTCGCGTAGAGTTGCTTGTGTATCAATTGCTTCCTTCATGGCAGCAACTACAATAGAGCGAACTGCCAATCGGCCCATGTTTGGGCTACCGTCGGCACGGTTGCCACTGACACTTACCCATGCATTTGTTTCCAACTCGCTCCAGAAACCGGTGTCGGTTGGTAAGTTGGCGCTGCCTGCCTGAATAGCAACATAAATTTTACCATTATACAAAACTTTATCACCAACGGCGTAGCTAACAATTCCGCTGTATCCAGCAACATCAAAGTCTATTGCGTTGAAATGTCCAACTTCAAAACTTTTGACATTGAATCCACCACGTCGTGTGTTCCACAACAACGTTCCTGTTGGGAATGTTGCTGGACTAGGTGCATCCAAGTCTAGGTAATTGCTACTGAGCAAGTCAACAATAGAAGGAACAGTACCAGTGACGGGATCCACTGTTCCAGATGCGCTCCATCGTGCATCTGCAAACACAATACCATCTTCAGTTGTTTGATCGGTGTTGTTAATCAGTACCCACTGATCCACACCGTCAACATTTTGCCAACGTCGCAATATTGGATACTGTTCTAAATCGCTTGTGTCTACCCATAGATCTCCGTAGACCAGCGGAGTGTTGTCTGTTTGTGTCAACGGTTCGCTAGCGCCAACAATGGGACCGGTTGGATTTGTAAGAGATAAATTAAATCCTCTTACATCACTTGCAACATTCTGATAACCAACCCATGTTGTACCATTGTGAATCATAATGTCAACTTGATCAACAGCACTGTAGTACCATCTGCGACCATCCTCAGGATCTTGATCAATTGCTACATCACTGGCGGTATAAGTCAATGCTTCCCAACTGCTGAGAATCAAATCACCGTCTGTTCCGGCACGTACTCCAGCGGCGCTGGTATTAAATCCGGCGTCGCTAATAGGCGTTCCAGTGACGTCATTTACAACAATTACACCGCCGATGCTTTGCGTAAACACCACTTGCCCAGTTGACGTAACATTTGCGCTGACTCCGGGTACACCTGCTGCCGAGACTGCTGATACAAAATCTGCAGCAGATCCTGTGCCATTAATAGTTGCTGTTGCAGGAGCAGTCAATTCGGTACTGTTTGCAGTGCTGGTCTGAATTGTAAACGTATCACCGGGTGTAAATGTAGGCGTTGTAGTGTCTCCCACTACTACAGTGGCGCCAGCAACAGCTCGCTCAAACAGTTTGATGGTAAATGTATTGTTAAATCCGTTTGATACCGATTCCGGGGAAACATTGTACTGTGCATACAAGGTTTGTGTGGGGATCGAAAGACCGCCACGGATGGAATCGATTTCTGCATTTGCAGTCTGATCGTTTTCGTAAATGGACACAGGGATATTAACAAATGCTCCTAGTGCGCTGTCGTAGCGTCTGACAATCAGGCTGGCACCAGAATTTGCACTGGTTGTCTTGTTCCAGATACTGCCAGTGGGACGAGGTTCAGCATCACTGTTTCTCCAGCGTGGAACTGTATAGTTAGGACTCTGCTGCAACGCAGGCGCCAAGTAGATACCTTCCGATACACCCAGTGTTGTCAACAATCCAGCAGTGCTGGAAGGATCTATGTTGATCAAGCCGCCATCTGCAGTTGAGCCGTCTGATTCGGCATCACTAGTGGCATACAACACAAACCGATTATTAGCATCAACTTCTGCTCTTATTCCGCCGATTGCTGCAGTGTTAATTGCACCAACCAAACTGGTCAATGTTTCTCCTGCTGGCACCGCAACGCTGGTGTCGTTGATTACAATGGCATCGCCTTGTGTCAATACCGCGCCGGCCACTGTATTTGTTCCCTGCACAGTAGGCCATGCGTTTTTCCAGGCGTCGCTTCCGACCAACACCCACTCATTGCTTACAGTTTTGTAATATGTTGGGTTGCTGGCGTTCGTTGCAACAACAGCATAATCACCAATGCTGCCGACGTTCTCAGCAGGAATACCAGAATCTAAATCAGCTGTATTGGTAATCACGATAGGTGTTTGAACAGTAAACGAACCTGTTGTCTGATTCCACTGAAAAATTCCCCAGTCAGTTAATGCTGTGTCGAGCCAATATGTGCCGCCGTCTGGCGCGCCTGTTGG